ATGATGAACGGCGTCGACATCCCCGTATTTATCATCGCCTGCGAGTATCCACACTTAACTATTAGGAGTGTTACATAGTGCCCATTGGACCATTCATCGCTGAACACTGGAAACTGCTTGCGGCAGGGTTCGGAGCTTCACTCTACGTTTTTAGAAATGCTGGTGACCACCCGATTTCGGCGCGTCTGTTGCAAGTCGGTATTTCGTCCAGCTTGGGTGCTGCCACTTTTGAAAGTGTCGCAATTTGGGCGGGAGCGCCGGAGGAATTTATCTTAATTGGCGTGATCGTGCTGGGGTACGCGGTCCTGGATACGGTAACAAAAATAGGACGTGATCCCGATTTTTGGAAAGAGATCATTAAAAAGAGGTTGGATAGATGACCACTATTGTTCGCCAAACCTTACGCCACCATAACAGGCCGACAATCTGGATCGTGCTGGGCATCATGGGGGCGATGATCCTGCCCACGATCCTGATGCCGCACCTTTGGATCAACCTGCGATCTGTGCATGTGTCGACGGATCGCATCGGCGCGGTTGTGGTTACGGCAGACAGGTCAATTAGGACTGATTTTTGGGGCGATTTTTCGGTGTCAGTTCACCGCGAGGATGGTCGTTTTGTGTGTCAGGGCACGCCAGTCGCACCCTTCAAATATCACGCATCGGCATCAAAAGTGACACCGGAAAACCCAAAAGCCAACCTCGCCATCATGTCCTTGGAAAAGTGGCTAGGCGGGCGCGCACCGATTGATGAATGCGTGCGTCAAGGTCTGCACGATGGCGTTTTCTACCTCGTCACTTGCCACATGAAGGTGCAATTCGGAGTGGCAATAGCGCGACGGTGCGTTCCTAGCAATCTGTTTGGAGTAAGTTGAATGGGTAAAAGTGACATAATGATTTGGCAGAGCGCCATGGCTGAACCGGGTTTTTATACCGGGTCGATTGATGGTGACTTTGGTCCCGGCACCCGGCGCGCCTCGTTTGAGGCGGCGAATATGCGTGACAGCTGGGAGGAACCCAATGAAGCAGGCCGAGCGGCGCTGACCATGATCAACGGTCAGGCTACGCGCAACAAGCCAATTACAGACAATCTGCGGGAAAAGCTGATCATGGCTGCAACGGCTGTCTACGGGGCCAACTGCAAAGTGGCGGTATATTCGGGCGGGCAGGATCGCGCAGGCCAAGGCAACCGGCGCACCGGATCTGTGCGGCATGATGACTTCGGGCAGGGAGGTCGCGCGGCTGACTGCTACATCTACGTCGATGGGCAAAAGATCGCAGGTGTCGAACTGGCCAAGCTTGATCAATACTGGCTGGCCATGGGATATGGAGGTTGCGGGCTGGAAATGGCCACGGGCGGCATTCACCTGGACGAATGGACAACACCGCCCAGCGGTGGCGGCATGTTCTGGACCTATAAATATTCGGACGGCAAGCCGTGGGGCGCAACAGTGCGGGGGATGCTTGTTGCAGGGCATCGCGGGGTGAAGCCGTGATGCGCCGCCTGATCAGTGCCATTCGTCGCGAGATTGCCAGCGATGCAATCACCTATTCGGTGTTGCTCGTGTTTGTTGGGATTGGCGTGGCGCTGAGTGTGGCCGTTGTCATGGCGGTGTGGAAATGATTGCCCGGCTCGCTCCGTACATAATCGCCGCCCTGATCGCCTCAGTCGGTGTCTGGTGGGTCATGGGCCTAAGAGCAGACAACGTGGCCCTGAATGCCGACAACGCCCGCCTGACGCGCAATGAGGCTGTCTTGCAGGGCGGTATCGACCAAGCCCGTGAGGCCGCAACCGTTGCCGCTGCTTATGCTCAGTTCGAGCGGGGCAAAACAGCCGAAGCCTCGGCCACAATCGAGGCCATCGGAAACCTGAACCTTGGGAGTTGTCTTGATGAAAAGCTTGATCCTGACCTTGCCGATATTATTGGGCGCAGGAATGTGCGACCCGAAGATTGAGTATGTGCCGATCGAGCGCACGGTGCCTGCCGATCTATTGTTGCCGGTGCCTATCTCTGATCGCAGGGCTGAAACCTATCGGGATCTGGCCAACCTGGCGACCGAGCATTTGAACAGTGCGCAACTCGCCAACGCCAAGATCACGGCGCTGGCAAAAATCGTTGGGCCGCAATGACCATCAAGCCATCCAAGCTAGAGTTGAATCGCTACATCAAATTGCTGGAATATGAACTGGCATTGGTCGAAGCCGAGGATAACCTGATCCGGTTTGCGGAAGTGACCATGCCTGTTGAAAAGGCAATGGATGATGCGTCCAAGACCAAATACGACGCGGCAGATCATCACCGCTTCATGGCGGGATTGATGGAAAAGGTTGAGCGCGGCGATACCCGCAAGGTGATCATCAACACAGCCCCACGCCACGGTAAGTCTGAGATATGCACGCGGCGCTTGGCGGCATGGTACACAGGCCGTCACCCAGAACGCGACATTGTGATTGCCACCTATGGCGCTGATTTTGCCAAGGACTTTGGGGGTGAAGTGCGTGAAATTATCCGATCCCAACGGTTCAAGCAGATTTTTCCCGACTATGAGATAGAAAAATATGCGACCGACCACATCACCAACAAAGATGGCGGAAACCTATATTTCCTTGGCCGTCGGTCGCCTGTGACGGGGCGCGGCGGTGATCTGATCATCGTGGATGACCCCACCAAGGATGATAAGGAAGCGTCCAGTGGAGATTTCCGTGAAGATTGCTGGCAGTGGTTCACGCAAACACTTTTGACCCGGCGCCATACGGACAAATCTGCCGTGGTGATTACACAGTGCATGACTGGTGAAACCCGTGTCTCATTGCCGGATTGTTCGACTGTCGCGCTGTCAGATATTCGCGCGGGCGATATTGTCGCCACCTATGACAACGGACGCCTTTCATCTGCCAAGGTCACAAAATGGTCTAATCAAGGCCCAGACAACATCTTTGCTGTAACCATGAAATCAGGACAAGTTGTCAGGGCAAATGCGAGGCACCCGTTTCTCGTAGAAAAAGATGGAACGCTAGAATGGCGGCGAATGGATACGCTAAAGCCGGGAGAAAATATCCTCCGGGCCATCATGGGAAATGGAAAGGCGTCACCTGCAAATCAGATGGATGTGACCAACCAGCAAAATGTAAGGGGTTCTGCAACTCGCACTACAACAAGGATAGATGGGAGCGAGGCGTCAGGCCGCCATCTGTCAACCCTGTCAGCCGCCGCAGGGCGCATTTGCGGGCGCGATATGGCATTGAATTGGAGGACTACGACAGGATGCTTGTTGAGCAAGGTGGTGTCTGCGCTATCTGCAAAACCCTGCCCGACAACTTACCCGAACATTGGGAGCAGAAGCTATGCGTCGATCATTGCCATGGTCACGGTAAGGTCCGCGCCCTCCTCTGCAATGACTGCAACTACATTGTCAGGAAGCGACACACGCCAGAACGGCTTGAGCGCGCCGCCGAATACCTCCGAGTTCACGCCTGACGAGATAGTCAGTATTGAACCGGACGGGGTTGAGGACGTGTTTGATGTGACTGTAGATCGAACGGAAAATTTCATCGCAAACGGTCTGGTCAGCCATAATACCCGCTGGCATGAAGATGATATCGTTGGTCGTCTGACCGATGAATCAAACCCCGTGTTTTCAAAGAAGCTGCGTGAAGGGTTCGAGATATTCAATATTGCAGCCATCGCGGAAGAAGATGATCCCATGGGACGCAAACCCGGTGAGCCGCTTTGGCCAGATCGCTTTGGTAGTGAATATCTCGAAGAAATGCAGGAAGCGAACCCCGCGGCCTTTGCCGCCCTCTACCAATCAAACCCTGTCCCTGAAAGCGGCGTGTTTTATCAAAGGGAAAACCTCTTTGAGTACGATGCGTCCGAATTACCGGATTGTTTGACGATGTATGCGGCATCTGATCACGCAGTTGCGACCAAGAACATCAACGACAGAACCTGCCTGATACCCTACGGGGTATGTGAGCGGGGCGATGCTTGGATCATGCCTGACGTGATCTGGGACCGGATCAGATCAGATGATGCGGTTGAGGAAGTTCTGAACATTGTGACCCGCTACAAGCCGGTGTTCTGGTATGCGGAAAAAGGCCAGATCGCCAAATCCATTGGACCATTCATTGAAAAGCGCATGGCAGAAGAAAGCCTGTACGTCCCATTCATCATGCACCCGAACGTGGCTGACAAAGTGCAATTTGCCCATTCCGCCCGCGCGCGGTGTGCCCAAGGTCGTATCCGCTTTCCCCGCTGGGCACCGTGGTGGCAGAAGGCCAAGATCGAAATGCTCAAATTTCCCAATGCCCGGTTTGATGATTTTGTCGACACCGTATCAATCATCGGGATGCGGATGAATCAGCACCACGGTCCTGGCGCCCATCTGGTTAAAAAGGCGCCGACAGAAGGCACATTCGGGGCACTCAAAGAGCAATTCCGTGCGCAAGATCGCACAGCACGCGCCAAGGCCGCGCGGGCCGGGTGGTGATGTAACCATTTACCACTGGTATCTGATTATCCAAAGGAGCCCTACCAATGGATGAGCAAGGCACGATGCAGCGCGGCGATAAGAACGATATTGCTGAATCCCGTGAGGCAGAGGTCAAGCGGATCATCGACGCCGTAAAAGCCGACGCAAAGCATTGGGAGTATGCCTTTGCGCGGATGAAGGATTGGCGCCGTTTTGCCCGTGGCTACCAATGGCCCGGAACGACCAAGCAGGACATGTCAGACGCAGACCGCGCCTATGTGGTCAACGTCACCATGCGCCATATCCAGCAACGCACCGCTGCGATCTATGCCAAGAACCCGCGTTTCCGGTGGCGCAAATCCAAAAAGATGCTGTCTAAAGTTTGGGATGGCACGCGTGAACAGCTTGAAATGGCCATGCAGGCTATGGCGCCGCCCGCGCCGCCTATGCCAGACGAAAATGGGTTTGTTGCACCGCCAGCGCCACAGCCTGATGAACAAACCATGATGTCCGCCCAAATGATCATTCAGGACGCCATGCAGGCGCGGGCCGCGTCCGACAAGAACCGCAAATTGGGTGAAACGCTGTCGGTACTCTACGAATATCAGATCAAAGAACAGACGCACCCGACCAAGAAAATGATGAAAAAACAGGTGCGGGCTGCGCTTACAAGCGGTGTTTCTTATATAAAACAGACCTTTCAGCGCGCTACGGAACTTTCACCAGATGGCAAGAACGCCATCGCTGATCACATGGAGAGGTTGGCGGAAATTCAGCGTCTTGCCGAGGATCTTGATCACGGCGAATTTGACGAACACGATGCTGAAATGGAGCAACTTACGCAGTTGATCAAATCTATCGAAGCGTCAGAACAAATCATCCTGCGTGAAGGTCTTGCACTGGATTACCCGGACAGCCGAAACATCATCCCCGACCAGAACCTTGAATATCTGCCGGGGTTTGTGGGGTGTGATCGGGTGACGGAGCAATACTGTTTGACGCCAAATCAGATCAAGAAAATCTACAATGTCGATGTGACTGACAGCTATAAGAAATACACGATCACCGACACTGATGGACCTCAGCCCGATCGAGAAGGTGCGCGGGTCTGGGAAGTTTGGGACCGAACAACCGGCTTGGTCTGCACAGTTTGCGATGGGTATAATGATTATCTGGTCGAGCCCGACGAACCTATCACCTACACCGAACGGTTCTTCCCGTGGTTTGTGCTGGCCCCCAATGCAATGGATGACAGCGAGGATCCGTTTCCGCCATCCGATGTGGAACTGGTGATGTGTCAGCAGATGGAGATAAACCGCGCCGGTGAATCTCTACGCGATCACCGATATGCAGCGCGCCCCGGTCACGTTGCCGCCCGGAACATTCCCGATGCAGATCAAAAAACTATTTCTGGCCGCGCTGCGCATGACGTGGTTGTGCTGCAATCGCTGTCTCAAGGCGAGAAAATATCGGACCTATTCCAAGCATTCCCCACCAGCCCCATTGATCCGAACCTCTACAGCACGGCGGGGTCATTTCAGGACATATTGCGGGCGGTGGGTACACAAGAGGCAAACTTGGGCGGGGCGTCTGGCGCCACAGCGACAGAAAGCAGCATTGCCGAAAGCAGCCGACAGTCCGTCCTCGCCTCCATGATGGATGAGTTTGACGAATTGCTAACCGAAATGGCGCGAGCCGGTGGGCAAATCCTACAATTGGAAATGTCACCCGATCAAGTCTTGGAAATTGTTGGTCCCGGTGCGACATGGGCCGATATGTCGCGTGAGCAAGTAGCCAAGGAAATAGAGCTCGAAGTGATTGCCGGGTCGTCTGGTCTGCCAAACCAAGCGGTTGAGGTTCAGATCATCGAACGCTTGTTCCCGCTTTTGATCCAGATGCCAAACGTCGATCAGGAATGGGCTTTGAAAAAACTGCTCACAACGCTTGATGATCGCATGGATTATGAGGACGCCATTAAAATGGGCGAACTGTCCATCACATCTTTGAACGGGCAATTGCAGGGGGCCGCAAATCGTGGGTCAGCACCTATGGCGGCGGGCGGCGGGGGGTCTAACGCCCCTCAACCACAGATGCCCCAGCAGCAGGGCCCACAGGCGTCGTCCGTTCCTGTAACCGGTCCCCCTATGTAAGCCTGCCCCTATCTTTACAGGCCAGGTAGGAAAACATGGACCCTAACGAGCAAGTGACTGCCCCAGAGGCAGAGGCGGATACGACGCTTACGCCAAGCGAGACGGATGGTGTATCTTCGTCAGATACAACGGATGATGCGCCTGAGAGCGCCGCAGATGCAATTCTGCGGGATTTTCAGGAAACGTATGGTGATGATGAACCGGACGAACCCGGCGAGTCCGAGGGTGAAGAAGAACCCGAAGCCGATGCAGCAGCAGCCGAGCAGAAACCAGCAGAAGATGAAAGCGCGTTGGCGGAAGCTGACGATAGCGACGACGATCAGTTCCGCATCCCAGATGATCAATTCAAGGCACTGCCCGATGGCGTCAAAAAACGCTTGGGCCACCTGAACGCCCGCGCCAAAAAGGCCGAACGTGAATTGGGTTCACAGAATGAGGAAATGGAGCCGTTACGAGACGCGCACCAGAGATTTACGCAACTGCAAACCTATGTGACGGACAACGGGATCGAGCCGCAAAACGTCACGCTGGCATTTGATGCGATGGCAAAATTGTCGAAAAATGATTTTGCCGGGTTCATTGGAGCCATTGAGCCTTGGTATCTACACGCCAAGCAGGCGATGGGGGAATCTATCCCCGCAGACCTGCAACAACGCGTTGATGATGGGTATCTGACAGCGGAGGACGCGGCCGAGCTCACCAAAGCGCGCGTTCAAGGCCAGATCAGCCAAGGCAAGGTGAAGCAGCTTACAGAACGAAACGAGTCAATCACGACCGGGCAACAGCAGGAACGCCAGCGCACGGACATGTTTGATAAGATTTCGGCCCGTGAGGCGGAATTGAAGGCATCCGATCCTGATTATGCCCACAAATCGCAAGCGATCATGTCCATGGTTGAGTTTGCGTTGAAGGGCGGGGCCGTTCCGAAAACGGCCGCCGATGCGGTGGCACTGGTCAATGATGCGTATGAACGCGTCAACACGACCTTTGTAAAGCCACGCACCCCAAAACCAACTCCCCCCCGGCCATCCGCGTCAAACTCCCCCCGCGGGAACCCGCCAGTTGAAACGACACAACAAGCCATCGTGCAGTCGTTGCGGGATTTCCCGACCTGATAAGGACGATTTACCATGTCTATGGAAGGCTTCTCAGCGGCCCAGATTTCCCACGCGCAAGCAACGGGACTGGACCATTATATCCGAGGCCCGTTGTTTAACAGCGGCATCCAGGAAAAACCCACCCTTGCCAAGTTTGAAAAGAAGGCAAAATCTTTTCCGGGCGGCAACGAAAACATCAGCGTAGGTGTTAAATTCACCACCGGGGCTGGCGGCACAAATGACAAGGTGGCCGGTTTCTCTCACACTGATGCGGTTGGGTTCTATAACCCAGGCAACGGGCGGCGCGCCAATTACGTTTGGCGTGAACACCACATCGGTATGACAATGAGTGAAACCGAGTTGAAACGTCACGGCATTCTGGTTACAGACAGCCCGCGCAAGATCCCCAAGTCCGGGTCTGACCGTGGCCTGCACATCCTTGCAAACGTGCTGGATGAAGCCAACGCCGACTTTGCCGAGCAATATGCCGATACCATGAACGATCTGGTCTGGGGCGACGGTTCTGCCGACTCCTCTGCCCTGCATGGACTGCGCGCCTTCATTCATGATGTTCCGACAATCGGTACAGTGGGTGGCCTGTCGGCGGTGACATATCCACGGTGGCGCAACTTTGCCTATACTGCGGCATTTGCGGCTCACGCTTCATACAGCGCGACCCACGGCGGCGGGGCGATTACTGCGGCGGGCACAAATGACGGCGTGTTGCTGACACAGTTGCAAAACCTGTGGCGTCAACTTCGTCGTTATGGTGGCAAGCCTGATTGCTTTGCAGCGGGTTCCGACTTCATTGAAGCGATGGAAATGGAAATCCGGGCCAACGGTAACTATTCCGATACTGGCTTCACCAAGAAGCAAGATGGCGCGATGGGCGAAATGTACTTCAAGGGCACCATGGTCTACTACGACCCAACCCTTGATGATCTTGGCCGATCGAAGTTTGCCTATATCTGGGACAGTTCCGACATTGGCATCCACGCGCTGGAAGGCGATTGGAAACGTCGTCGCACGCCAGAACGCCCATATGACAAGTTCGTGTTTCATCAGTCCATGCTCTGCACGGGTCAGATGGTGGCACGTCGTCGCAACTCGTCGGCGGTTCTTGAAATCACGTAACCAAAGAGGGGGCCGCACTGGCCCCCTTTCCCACATTGCAATGATAGGAAAATCAAATGCAGATCGCACGTGTTAATGCCCTTCTTCGCCTTAATCAGAACGGAAATCCCGGTTTAATGAGCGTCCCGAAATTCGGACCAGACGCCTTGCTGGTGACGGAAATCCCAATCCTGCGCATGATCAACGACATTGATGGCGGCGGTGAGGAAGATTGCTGCCTATCGGAAGTGGCCGAGATTGCCCCCGTTGAGGCAAGCAAGGGCCCGGAATTGGAACGCCTGCGCAGCAAATACGGTCAGGCGCTTGTGAACACCTGCTATCCTGGTGGTCGCGGGCTGCCGCAGGAATTGAAGCATTGCGAATTGCCACACACGGCGATGGCGAAGCGATCTGCCAGGGTCGAGGTAGATCAGATCAAGACTGACCCAAAAGCCAAGGTAGAGGCGTAAGCCATGCGGTCTGGTATTGCTCTCAGCACGATCCGCGATGAAGTGATGATCGAATCCGGGCAATCCATTGAACCCGGTCACGGGGCGTACAGCGCGCCCCGGATCAACCAGCTTATCAACCGTATTGAACGTCTGATGCTGGTCGAAGATGAATGGCCGACGCAGCATTTCGAGGAAACGCTTACAGTTTCAGCAGATGCACAATATGTCGATCTACCCGTCAATATCACCTTTACGATGATCGAAAGCATATTTGTGGCCTATGGGTCAGAATGGTTGTCCGTAAAGTCAGGAATTGGCGCGCGCGAGCGGACAATTTACAACACGACGCAACGCGCCCTGCCGATCACAAATTATGAATACAGCGCCAACGCACCAACCCAATTGGAAGTCTGGCCCATCGGCGGCGTTGCTCAAACGCTCATGGTTGAAGGCTCAAAAACCGTTGGAACCATGGCGCAAGAAACTGACACATGCACGCTTGATGCTGATGTTATTGTGCTACGGGCGGCGGCTGAAATCCTTGGCCGAGAAAACCAAGCCGATGCTGAATTGAAGTTGTCATTGGCGGCAAGGATGACAGCGAACCTTCTCAAGCGGCAAGGGTCAACCAAACGAGAATCTTTGAATTTGGGTGGTCGCAGGGCCGTGATCAGGCGTCCGGGGATCGACTACATTCCTGCCGGAAGTTGACCGGTGGCCTATTTTGTAATCTCCAACTTTTCCAATGGCCGGGACATGCGGCGGTCTGCCGAAACGTCTCCATCTGGATCACTTCGCGTTCTGCGAAATGCGTTTATCAACGAGGGTGGTGAGATAGAAAAGCGCAAGGCGTTTGTCTCTCAGGATGAAGTCACCGCCTACGGGCAATTGCCACAATACAAGGGGCAGATATCCGGGCCATTCGTGTGTGCGGGGGAGCGCAGCACGGCGTTCTTTCGCCACCGGCGTGACAGCCTTCCCGGATCACCCTTTGTTGCGGGCAGCGGTTCTATTGCCGAAAGCGTTTCAGATTTGGATGCGATCACAGGTCAGACCTTGCAAAAGTTCTGGGTGCAGAAATCCACCACACTGCTACCGGCGATTCACGCGCTTCTTCACAGCCCATCCAGTTCAGAATTTTCCAGCACGACATATATTGTTGATGGGTATGTTGAACCTGCAAACCTGTCGACGGTTTATCAGCATTTCTCTGTTAGCTTTACCGGCGATGAGCCGACATCTGAAACGCTTGTCGCCGCTAATGACACTCGAACATATCAACGGGTTCTCAAGAACAAGGGATACGTTGTTAAGGGGCGCAGCCTGTACGGGTCAGCCGTAGGCGATCCAACCGATATGGCTGGAACAGGGTTTTGGATAACTGACCTGACAACCCAAGGCACGCCCATTGGTGATGCGGTGGCTTTGGGGGATTACTTTGGTCAGCTTGTCGTTTTCGGCACACGCGGGATGATGTTTTGGCAGGTAGATCCTGATCCCGCCTTAAACCAGTATCTGCGCACGATTGAGGGTTCTACCTTTGGGGCGCGGTCTGTCACCGGTTACGGGGCGGGCGATATTCTTTATCTGGCGCGAAACGGTATCCGGTCATTGCAGGCTAGAGACAGTTCAAACCAAGCGCGCGTCAGTGATGTGGGATCCCCCATTGACCAAGAAATACGCGCGTCACTTGAGTTGGATTTGAACGATACCGATCCGATGTTTGGGCAGATTGACCCGGAAGTGAACAACAGCCTGTTCTACGACATGGCGGCAGGTATTGTGCATCAGGACAGTGGGCAGTTCTGGCTTGCCTTGCGCAATCAAATCCACGTTCTTTCGCGGTATCCGTCAGCAAAGGTTCTCGCTTGGTCCACGTTTGATTTACCTGATCCGCAATATGATACGGCGCTGGCCGGGTCCAACAAGGCTGGATGGGTGGCCGATTGGTGCGAGATTAACGATAGCGTTGTGCTGCGGAACCTTGCCGATGAGGTCTATGTCTATGGGGGTTCGTCGGGAAATGAGTACGACACCTCGCAGGTTGAGGTTGTTTTGCCCTTTATGGACATGGGGCGACCTGGATCACGGAAACAATTTATCGGAGTGGATATTGTTTGCGATGGCGAATGGACGGTTGAATATGCCACGGCCTTTACCGGAGTTGATCGCAACATCATCTGGGGAAAAGCTGGGGTGACGACAGACGGCACGCGCGCCACGCAGAAAATCGGCTTCAATGCGACGGGCACTGAGATTGCGCTGCGCTTGACCTGCAAAAGCAACTTTGCCGCACGTCTCTCTGAAATTCTGATCCACTACAACGAGGCTGGCAAGAAGTGATCCCCAACCCCACAGTTGAGGAAACCCTGTACGTTTGCCAAAACCTACGGGCGGCGTCCCATGATGAGATATTCGGGGCGACGGAGCGGACAGTGGATCAGTTTGCGTTCGATCTTTCCGCCATGCCGGGGTTCAAGTGGGTTGGTTATCACGAGGGTAAACCCACCGCGATCATTGGAGCCCATCCGGTTCACGGCGGTGTTTGGGGATTATTCGGGTTTGGAACGGATGATTGGGCTTCAATCTGGCGCGATGTGACCAGAACAGCCCGTAGGGACATGATGCAGGCGGTGAAGGGTCAGGGTGCCCACCGGGCGCAATGTGTGACCAGATCGGACCATGTAGATACACACAGGTGGTTGCGGTCCTTGGGTGCAACCTTAGAAACCCCTATGCCAAAGTACGGGCGGGAAGGCCACGACTACACGATGTTTGCATGGCTAAAGGACGAATAAATGTGTGGCTCTCCTGACGTTGACACCTCCTATCAAGATTTTTCTCGCGCCGAGGCCGAACGCGCCCGCGCCGAAGAAGATGCCCGTCAGGTTCGCATAGGCGAGGGCATGACGGAAATTGGCACCGTGTTCGATGGAATGCAGCCCGTCCTTGATCAGCGCCGGTCAGCCATGGAAGGGTTTTACCTCCCACAACTTGATAAGCAGTTTGAGCAGACCCGCGACGATCTGACCTATGCTCTTGCCCGGTCAGGACAACTCACATCATCGACAGCAGGCAAAAAACAAGGCGATCTGTCTGAGGCGTTTGGCTTGCAGCGCGCATCACTAGAAGGCGATATAGCCGGTGATCTTGCATCAACGCAGACTCGGATGAACGCACAGCGCCAGAGCCTTGAGGCCGGGCTGCGCGCATCAGGTGATGCAACCGCGGCCTCCAACGCGGCCCTGCAATCTGCGGTGACATTTCGTGCTGATACACCAACGCTCAACCCCATTGGCAACGTGTTCTATGGATTGGCGCAAGGTATTGGCGCGCAACAGCAGGGATACGAAACGGGCCGGATCAAGGCAATCTCAACCCCCAATCCGTTAAACAGCGGTACGGGCCGTGTGGTGAGGACGTAATATGTGCACCGGACTTGAAATTGCCGCCCTTGCCGCCTCCGCTGCCGGATCTGCGGTCAACTCACGGATTCAGAACCAAGCGATTGATGAATCTAACCGACAAAACCAAATCGCCATGCAGGAAGAAGGTCGGCAGCGCGGACTTGAAACAGATCGTCAACGACAGTTTGAAGCGGATCAGGCGGCACAGGTAACGCGGGCCCTCTTTGATGCGGCGCCCGAAAAGATTGTAGAAAAAGCTGATGAAGCGGCTATCGATACAAGCAATCCAATCAATGCCGCAGCGGATACCTACAACACCCCAACACTTACGGGTCAGGTGCAAAATGAGGATGTGAATGAAAGCATTGGCGCCACCATTGCATCCGCCACATCACGTACCCGTGAAATGCTGCGAAACGCGGCCATCCTATCCGGGCAAAGTACAGGCATGAATGATGCGTCCCAATCTCTTGGGCGTATGGGAAGTGAAATCCAAACCATCGGATCTAACCGGCGCGGATCTGGAAATGTTGCAAACATGGAAACGCGCGTTCCGGCCGCCCAGGTCACAGCCAGCACCAGCCCCGTGGGCGATCTTCTGATGTTGGCGGGTCAGGGCGTTGGCGGCTATGCTGGTAAGGCGACGGGCCTTGCCGGTGGCAATCGTCCATTTGATATTGGGTCGATATTCTCGGCCAGAAAATCGGCCCCATTGTCCGCAATTTCGTGGCTATAAGGAGGAAAGCAGATGCAATCGAGCCCATATAACAACCCAATGTTTGCCCAAGGTCTTTCTGGCCTTATCCAAGGTATGATTGGCACACCCGAAGGCACAGCCAAAAATGAAATGATGGCGTCTGAGGCATTGCTGAATAATCAAACAGCGCAGTACCGAGAAGCCATTGGCGATACTGGATTGAGCGGCGATCTGGCGTCGATGATGGTTCGCGCGCTCCAAGCGGGTCCGGGTTACTCAGGCAACGCGCCCAAAATTGGTGACGCTGCGATTAAGATGGGCGCACTTGGGTTTGGCTCTCCTGAATTGACCCCATCCGGTCCTATCGCAGCTATGATCCAGCAAAGCATGATGAAAGGTGGTGCGCGCGGCGGCGGAAAGAAAGGCCCGGATCAGTTTGATGCCGATATTGGCGCCGATGCTGCCGAGGCAATCGCGCAAGGCGCTGACCCTGATGCAGTCTACAATCGCGCAATCAGCATTCAAAAGATGCGCCGTTCCGGCATTCCGGTGACTTGATATGAGCATGTTTGGCGACCTCATCCCAAAGGTGAACCAGCCGGGACCGTCCCTGCCTGACGATCCACGCACAGCGTCCGCAATCAACAGACCTGTCCTTAATGCTTCATCCAATTCATACGGGCGTGGGCAATCCTTTCCTGAAAGCCCTATGCCTCAGAGGTTGCCGGAAGAAGCGGACCCGATGGGATTTGAGCGTGGCATTATCAATGCGGCGGCCCCGACGCTGAAAGATCAGATCAGCACGCCATCCTTGGCCGACCTTCTCGCAGGTGGCGGCAAAAATCCACGCACGATCACCAGCCAAGATAGGTCGGGGCTTCAATCTCGCTTGAAGGCTTCTGTTGCCGATCAAGAAGGGGCACCAACCCTGACCGATATGTTCACCTCCATTATGAGCGGTGTAGAGGGTGGGCAGTTTGGTAATATCCAAGATGCCGAACGCTATGCGGTTGATCCACAAAACTGGATGCCAGAGGTCGCACCAACGGTAACGAACGCACCCGGAACAATGCTGTCGCGCCTATTTGGGATGGATGACGGTGTACCAGATGCTGTCGAGGATATGCCAACAGGACGCAACACTCTCAGGATGCCAGCAGGTGCCCCGCCAGATATTGCACCTGATGAAGCCTTAATGCAGGCACGGGCGGCAATTCAGTCAGGGAAAGACCCAGATGCAGTTCGTGCGCGCTTGCAAGAAATGGGTATAGACCCCAACAACCTTTAGGGGAAAACCATGGGCCTTTTTGATGATCTGCCGAACGCTCAAAGATTTGACTTGTTCGAGGATCTTCCCGATATAAACCTCACGCCTGACTTACCGGTTGAACCCGTTGCGCCTGCATTGGCTGACGTGATGGCGCCTCCCATGGTGCAGGATGTCACAACCCCTGCCTTGCCAGTTGAACCCGATCTTGCGTCGTTGTTCTCTGATCTGCCAGAATCACCCGTGAGGCCAAACGCCATGGGTGATGGTTCGATGGTATCGAATGACCCCAATTATGATTGGTCAACAGCGGGGGGTGATCTTGAGGCGGGCGTTCTAGGTCTGCAACAAGTGATACCGGGCCTGCGTGTTGCCAGTGCAGCCCAGAAAATCAGCACGGCGGCCGGGGCATCAACAGCCAATGCCCGGAATGCGGCTGGTTTACGTGCGGAAGCCGATGCGCTTGAAGTGGAGTTGCCCAATCTGCCCGATGATGAAAGCCGCGCTAACCTGTTGGAAGAAATTGCCTTGATGCGCACACGGGCTGATGATTTTGAAATGACCGATGCGCTATCCGGGGATCAGCAGCAGGACGCACAGCGCGCGACATCCATTGCTGAAATGGCAGGGGGGGCGGCCCCTCTGGCCCAGCGCATCAGCGAATTGCAAGGTCAGGCCGCAGAAATCCCCATGAACCCAGCTGCGGCGCGCATAATGAACCCGCAAGGGGATGGGCTTGTCGCGCAGACGGGTGACGTGCTGTCAAACCTTGCAAGTGACCCTATGGGGGCAACACAGTCCATATTCCTACGTACAGCGCCACAGCTTGTCCCGGTGGCAGCAGCAACGCTTGCAGGGGCAGTCACCATGGGTCCGGGCGGTGCAGCGGTTCTAGGCGGCACCACAGGCGGCGGGCTGGAAATGGGTTCCGCATTTGGGGAACGCCTAATTAAGACACTCAACGAAAACAAGATTGACCCCAATGATCAACAAGCCGTCACTGAGTTCATCACGAGCAATCCAACGATCCTTGACGATGCGCTGGCCGACAGTACATCCCGCGCCCTGATCATATCGGGCATGGATGCCGTGTCTGGCGGCGTTATGGGGAGTATCGCGAAGAGAGTTGCCGGAGCGTCACGAGGTACGCGAGTGGCGGCGGCGGGCGGGGCTACGGGTGTCGAAACCGTTACAGAAGGTGCGGGCGAGGCGGCGGCGCAACAGGCAACAGAAGGCAAGATCAACCCTGGCGAGGTCTTGGCTGAAATGATTGGTGCCGGTCCTGTAGGGGCTGTCACTGGCGGGGCCGCAATTGCGCGTGAGGCAGATCGCACACCGGGGCGCGTTATTGGACGTGAGTTTGGGAAGATGGTCGATGATGCTGAATTTCAGCCCGCACCCTTTGCACCGATCACAACACAAGATGCGCCAACGCCAATATCCCCAGAGGCACCTATCACAGCGCCGCGCGTCCCCCCTGTCGCAACCCAGCCACCAGAGGAAGAGCCCAATGCCCAAAATGTTGACCAGCAAGCAAGCCCTCAAACTCCTGCGCCAGTGCGATCTGGTGACGAAGAAGGAATACAAGGCGGCGAAGCAGTTTTTCAAACGCGGCGGAACGGTGAGCCAGAACAGCAAAGTGGGCCAGACGTTGTTGAAAATCCATCTAGCCCAACACCCATCACTGAACGAAAGGATGATCTGAGTGGCGAGAAACCTGCACCGACCGAACCGAAGGATGCGCCAGTTGTGGCAAATCCAGAACGCCGCGCAACCGTTTATACACCTGAGAACGATCCTGTTGATGTGGAATATCAGGTAGTTGAGGCAGACAGTGTTTTAACATCGGATCAACAGGGTTTTGACCAGAGCGCACAGCCGCGTGATCGGGCGGGCAACAAGAACAGTGAAATGCAGATTGAGGGGATTGCCAACAACCCAATTTTTGCACGTCTGAACCGTGCGCCTGAGACAGACCGTGGTGCGCCTATCGTGGGCGAGGATGGCTTGGTTGAAAGCGGTAATGGTCGCACAATGGGTTTGCGCCGCGCCTATGAACGCGGGACAGCCGCAGAGTACCGTTCCGCCCTTGAGGCAGAGTATCCAGAGGCAGCGGGCATGAAGGCCCCCATCGTGGTCGCCCGTCGCCTGTCTGACGTGAACCGCGAGGACTTTGCCTATCAGTCCAACAAGCCCGCCACACAGGCGTTGTCAGCGGTCGAGGAAGCCCGTGCAGAGGCGCGCATGGTCGACAGCGATGTTCTTGGCCTCTATCGCGGCGGGCCCATCACAGCAGCCGGAAATCGGGACATGGTGCGTGCCTTCTTCAAGAAGCTGCCAGCCAACGACCAGAACCGCATGATGAATGAGCAAGGTGGTTTGAGCATAGACGGTGTTCGTCGGGTACAGGCGGCGGTATTTTCGCGCGCCTATAATGATCCCGATCTGTTGAATCGCATGGCGTCCAGCGTTGATGACGACATGAAGGGATTTACGACGGTCCTGACTGACCTTGCCCCGCGTGTTGCCAAGATGCGGGATGCCATGGATCGCGGTGATGTTGCGGCAGAGGGTGACTTTACCCCGGCCCTGATCGAAGCAGTCAAGGTAATCTCTAATTTCCGGTCCCGCGGCGAAACACTAAGCCAATACAAAGAGCAAATTGATGCCTTTGCCACTCCTGTTTCACAGGAAGCGCAGATCGTCATGGATGCAATGTTCAACCCGGCAGGAACACGAATGGCGTCCAAGAAGGCCGTTTCTGATTTTATTGAATTTGCAATTGACGGTGCAGAGGCGCAAGATGCCAGCACGAAAACCCTGCCCGGTGTTGAACCGGTGCCCATCAAGAAGCCTGCGGAGATTGTCACAGATGCCAAGCGAAAAGCCGAAACAGACACCGAGCAATCCGCTTTCTTCGATGGCGCGGGGCAATCTGGCCGAGGCGCTAACAAAGGCGGGCCTCAAAAACAACGAGCCCCAGATGGTTCGCGCGGGAAAGAAGATGCGGGAACTGTCGCAGACGCCACAGCAAGAATAGGTAAGCGCCCGCCTGGCAATCTATCACCAGCGTTTCTGGACTTTTCATACACCAACAGGCCATCTGTGTTCTCGCACGCCTTTCGGGCGGCCGGTGTCGATCCGACTGACGGGCATTTGATGCCCATAGAAAAGCAGATCAGCATTGTCTCGAAGGCCGTGGAAGATACGTTTGGCATTAAGATCGAACTGCCCAAAATGACGGTTCAAAAAAAGAACCTCGCGGGCCGCAAGGTCAGTGTCGATCGTACATCCCTGAATGAACGCAAGGCACTGGACCAACTTCTAAACGCCTATCGCCAGCTGCAAATGCTATCGCATGTCATGGCAATGCCTGAAAAGGCTATCGGTCTGCCCATTGACGGCAAAACCCTGACCCTCTCCCTCGTATCCGGCAATAAGCTGAAAGGCGCGCTGGGGATGTTCTCATGGGGTGGCGACAAACGGACGATCAGCCTTGCCGACATGAGTAACAGCTTTGCCCATGAGTGGGGCCACGCTCTTGATCACTATATGGCGGTACAGTCGGACAAACCCTTGCTCAAGGGCATGCTATCGCGCGCCATGGCAAAACAGGGGGTCATTCCCCCGATGTCACCCAAACGGGCTATGACGGACGCTTACGCCCATGTGATGTGGTCGATGTTCGGTGACAGCAGTGCATCCGGTCAGGTCATCATCGGCCTGCAAGTGGAAAGCGCACAATTGGGTGCGGACGGAAAGCCAACCCCAAAAGCCAACCGGGCTCGTAAAATCCTGACAGACATTCGTGAAGGTCGGACGCCGCCAAAGGAATACTGGTCGACGTATTTCAAAACATCCGCTGAGTTTGATCGGCAGGTTGGCGGTGATGGATATTTCACTGACCCGGCAGAAATGTTTGCCCGTGCATTTGAGGCGATGGTTGGTCATCAGGTATCCGCATTGTCGGATCAGCCACAGGCGTTCTTGTCCAAAGGTGAATGGGCATACAGCGACAAAAACGACATGCGCGCGGCCATGACGTTCCCAAAGGAAGTGGATGTTGCTCAGTTTTCCTTGGCGATAGCTGGTTTGCAGCACGCCATGGCACGCATCAATCTGTTCGGTCCTGACGCACCGGCACAAATCCCAGATAATCACGATATTCTGTCCACACGGGGATTGCTCAAGGCTCAGGAAAATTCACTTGGCGGTGCAATCTCTATGGGTGAGGCGCGCGAATGGGGCCGCACAATGGAACTGATGGGAAAAGCACCGGATGTTTTGAAGGAAAAGGGACGGTCCATCGCTGACGGTTTGTCGGCCTTCCACTCCCAAGCGTTGCGAACTTCCGCTGCAACAATGTTTGCTATTGCGGATCGTCAGCAAAACCCAAAGGCCAAGGCGGCGCTGACGAATATTGCAAGCGCAGTAGGCAAGCGCCCTGGCCGGGGGAAATTAGTCAAGAACCTGTGGGAAGAAAATGTTCGGCGTCAGGCCGCGTCCAATATCAACAAAATTGATGGTGCGGTTAAGAAGGCGTTGCAGAGCAAGGTTGGCGGAAAATTGCGAAACTTGTCCGAGGTAGAACTCCGTGATCTTCGCACACTCCTGACAGACGGCAAGGTTGATGACGCCATGCCTGCCATGAAGGCACTGGCGGCTGACCTGCGGGCAATCCTGAATGACATCTGGTACGATCTGGACAGCGCCGGGATTAAGGTGGGCTATGCGTCCAATTATCTGCCGCACATCTACGACCCAGATAGAGCATCCAAGAACCCGGACGAATTTCGAGCGCAGGCCAAGAAAGTCTACGATCTGATGTTTGAGCGTGAAATCGTGGACAACGATGATCCTGATACACAAATCTCTGATATGCACGCTATTGCGAACGGGCTGATCAAGACATCTGATCCCAACGAGGAAGGCGGCCGGGATGCAATGTCACGCCTCACACCTGATGAGGTTAAAGCCGTCAACGGATACTTCAAGGCAGCGCGCGACTTGAAGAAAGCCAAGAAAGGGTTGGGTAAACTCACGCAGCCATCGGCCATTGCAAAACGCCAAGCCCAGATTGATCAGATCGAGGGGGAAATTGACGGTCTGCGCGATGCGGCAACGGATATTCTGCGCGACAAGTGGTCGTCGTGGTCATCCGAAAAGTGGATGATTGGCATTCGTACAGGTCAATTGGATGAGTTTGGGTCCATAGGTCCAACGTCAAACTTCCTAAAGGGGCGTGTTTTGCCAAACGAGGCAGGCCAGATCATGCGTAAATTCATGCACGAAAACCCCATTGAAATGATCAGCGACTATGCGTTTACCGCAGCAAAACGGGCAGAGTATGCGCGGGTGTTCGGGTCTGAAAATGAAAAGCTGAAAAATATGCTTGATGCGGCGGAAGGCGCCACCAAAGCTGATATAAACATGATGAAAGAGGCGGTTCGCGCGGCAACTGGCCGGATCAATGGCGCCGGTTCCGGTTTCCAGGCGTTCAAAACAACCACGTTTTCAGCGGGCAATATGGCACTTTTGACCCTTGCAAGTTTCTCAAGCCTTGCGGAACCCATCACGGCGGGCCTTCGATCTGGTCAGGTACGCGATAGTTTCGGCGCAATGGCACAGTTTTTCAGCGGTATGGTACGCAAGGGCCAGCGCAAGGAACTGTTTGAGATTGCGCGCACCATTGGTCTGATCATGCCATATGCCACTGATACGCTCATGGAAAACCGTCTGGGCGCGGACGTGATGCAGGGCAAGCCGTGGTTGAGCGGCGTTGTCAGCCGGTCATTCATTGTAAACGGATTGACCCCCCTGACGCACTATCAGCGGGCCATGATGCTGCCCGTCGCCAGCCGGGTTCTATATCGGCATTTGCAGGCGGTAGCGACGAACAAGACGCGGATTCGGGATAAAGTGTTTGGCGACAAAAACGGGTTTTCCAACGGTGAGTTGAACGAACTTGGCGTTGCGGAAGGGGATCGCGCGTCACTTCTTGAGTGGATGGACAGTGTGGACGGTATGCCATCGCCGGATGATTTGTACGGACCTGATGGCCGGATGCACAAGGCGGCGGAATTGTGGTCGGCTGCAACCTATCGGTTTTCGACAGAAACCATTCAAGACCCTCTCAAGACCGATCGAACCATTCTCGCCAACAACCCTGATCATGCAGCTATGTACGGGATCATGTCATTCATCGACGCCTTTACCCGTAACGTGATCTGGCGGACCTTGGAGCGCGGCATCAAGGATGGTGATGGTCGGGCCGCCAAGGGTGGTAAGATGGCCTATAACGCGCTCACGTCTTTGCCTATGTGGGGTACGTTGATCACCGGTCAAATCTTGGCGGGAGTTCTGCGGGATGCGATGATGAACGGTGATGATTGGGAAAAGCATGAAGAAAAAGGCGATCTTGAGGAATGGCTGATTAAGCGCGGATTCGAGCGTAGCGGCATCACTGGGCGCCTAAGCCCAATCATTAACATGTTCACGGGGATCAGATACGACACTGACCCCACAAGCTTGTTTGCAGGGCCCTATGCAGCGTTTTTCCTCAACAACATGGCGAAGGTGGTTAAGGCGGGGTCTGGAAACCGGAACTCTCCAAACACCAATACATCCGAATATAATGCCGCATCGGCCATTTATCAGACGATGGTAAAACCCGTTGGAGTCGGTTTGATTTCGGGATTGATGCCGCTTGGACCAATGAGCGTCAATGCCTCAAGGGCAGGCGTAGGCTTTCTTTCGGCGCGACCCACAGAGCGCAAATTCTCTGAGGCACTTGTGGGCGAGAAGGGGGCAAAGCATGTTGGATCGCCGCCCTGGTGGGAAATGGGGGACTGATCGGCCCCTTACGTGATTGGTGTGTCTATCTCGATTTCGGTTCGAGATATTGGGTGTAAAAGCAGTTCCCCATCATTGCTAGTCAGGGTGAGTACACCGTCAGTTTTTCGGATGGTGAACGTGCGACCATCGTCCATTTCGATCAGAACACGGCCATCATTTGCGGGTGTGGTCCACCCTTTAAGCGTTGGATCAAAGGTCTGGATTTGCATTATGCGTCCTTAAATTGCTTCGATTTGGCGGCGTTTTTCGTACCGCATATTTGATAAGTCGCGCGCCAGAATTTGGCGGCAAACTGCGTGAGGAAAGTAGCCCCGCAGGTAGTCAATTTCCGTGATGCAAAACTCACTGATTGGCAGGGCTTCATCCCAGTAAGCACTAACCCCTAGATCACGGTTCAACCGCCAGTACAATTCAGCGCAGTCGGCATGGACGCGCCATGTGTAGAATGAGCCATCGTAAGTGCCTTTTTGCAGGTGGTGCTTGACCCCCTTGGGTATGTCGAGGCCGCACTCGGCGCACTTGTGGGCCTTCCGTGCAACGGGTGTAGTGTCGTTCTGGAATCCGTGCATTTTCTAGGCGTCCTTTATGATGATGGCAGAGACAGGATATTTTCACGCTCAACACGCTGCAAAACTGTCTCACCGTTTGGTAGTAGAATTTGCCCAAGGAACGCGCTTTGGAATGATAATATTCCGCATTCAACAGCGGTGATCTGACCTTTGACCCAATCTCGCAGGATTGAGAACACAGCGATATGCCCCTGAGCCATTGCGTCGGCCTCTTTCCATAGGGCTGGTCGCCGCTTGTCCTTTCGGGTTTTCATCAAAGCCACCGCATATCCCTTGGCGCTGGCGACCACGCTAACCCGTTGGTCGCGATACTTGAATTGCACGGTCAGTGTGCCATCCTCGTAGTCCTCAAAGAACCCGAACGATTGAGCGCCAAACCCCTGCAAAATTGATTGCAGATCATTCATGGCCTGTTTGCCGCTGGTCGCGCTTGCATATGGCAAAGTCATAATCTGGTCTTTCTATGTCGGGGAATTTCGTTGTTCGGCCAGAAGTCGAAAACGCAGGCTTTCGCGTGTTCCCACATCGCCTCTTTTGCGCGCTCTGGTTCGCCGCCTGACTTGGTTGCGATCAAGACGAAGGCACACATTAAGTCTGCCGCTGCCGTGGCGTTGTCGCCGCCATGCTCCTTCGCATTCATCTGGGCTTGCACGACGCAGGCTTCGATCCGGCGCTTCGTTTTTGTGGCGTCATCTGGCATGTCAGAAGTCATCTAAACAGCCAACCTGCGCTGGTCAAAGTCGTAAATTGTCTTGTCGGATGCGGCTGCTAAGTCTCTGCTGTCCTCGAATGCTTCTCGCTCGGATTTGTACGGCCCATGTATTTTCGAGAAATCCGAACCAACGTTCACAGTCTCTATATTTATCCAAAGTTCGAACATGTCTGCGGTCCTTTAATCTTCGGTGTCAGGGAACCGCGCATCGAGGTCAAGCGCGGCGGAATTTTGTCCGGTGTAGCAGGTCTTAAATTCGGCAAGATCGTCGGTGCCATCCAGTAGCAGGATCATGTTGTTTGCGCCTTATCTTTTATATGTTTTCGGGTCAATCTCACCGCGCTTTACTTCGTATATGGCTTCGTCAAAACCAGCAGTGACACCACGTTCATATTCAGCGCTCATGGCGCGTTCGTGGGCGCTGACACTGATATAGGCCACAGCGTCAGGATCACACTCAGGGTAATCACTGACATAATCGTAGTAGCTGTCATTGTATAACCAGACACGATCTTCGCCGATGTTTCCGAGTGACATGATATGGTCCCTCTATGTATTAAAATTGGGGTGAGTTTTTATGTGATCTAAAAGGTCTTGAGACGTACACGCCCAATTCAGTTCGATGAACTGCGATACTGACCTCAAGACCGCCCCCATCACAACAGGATCATCACACAGCGGTAAGTGCTGTGAAGCGGTCCCTGCGTTATCCAGCATATCGCGAGCTGTGAAAGTGAAATTATCTTCCGGCATTTTCTAGGCGTCCTTTAATCTTCGGGTTTCTTGTGGGGTCTCCGGCCAATGATAAAGCCGAAAACCCAAGGCGCTAACCAGTTTGGAAATCTGATGTTATCGAACGCACACGCCGCCAATTTACGCATCATCGGTCAGGTCAGACAGCAATTTGGTGCGCTCTGCAATCTCATCCTCAAGGGTCTTGATCAACGCGGCTTTCTTTTCCTGTTTCTCGCGCTCAAAACGCTCACCCTTCGCTTCTTCGGTTTCACTCGGAACCGCCGTAAAGAACCGCTGTCCCTTGCCTGATGCGGCCCGCACAGTCATGCTATCAAAGCCCATTTTAACCCCAAGCGCGGCCCAAGCGCGGTTGGCGTTATCTTGTGGGGATGATCCTGTGCTTCCGCCAATCATCATCACGGGCGTCGACTTGCCAGCATCAAGTAGGGCTTCCATGTCGGCTTCGGTCATTTCGTAATCGGCGCGTGGCATCATCTCATTGGTCCTATTGTGTAAGCAGTTTCGGACGGCTTTCAATGTCGTCTAAACCCTGCAAGATTTCATAATCCGACAAGACACCCTCTGCCATGCCGATGGCGTAGTTTTCCTTGCCGCCGTCCATGTTCAGGTGGCTAACGTCAAAGTAAGGCACTTTGGACTTACCCCCGAAACCGCCAAGCATCCGAGTGCCGACGATCTGCTTGTACATGAAATGCCGCTTTCGA